CTTGTTAGTAACAGCTGTAGTTGCTGATAGAAGATCCTGGTATAGATCGATGCTTCCGTTTGTTGCTTCGTCTAGGTAGCAAGTGAATGAACCTGAAACAGAGCGAGTACCGGTTACGTGCTCAAGTGGCTGGTTAACAATACCAATTGTTTCTGGTGTTAGGAAGGTCATATTATTGCTAATTGTGATGCTTCCTCCAGTTAGAGTAACTCCGTAGGTCTTTGAGTTAGGTGATACGCCAACAGCTGTTAGAGCGGTTAGACGGTTACGAATCATGTTACTTGTTGAAGTAACACCATTGTTGATTAGCGTATAACCACCAGTTGTGAAGTCTACAGAAGCTAGTTCTGTGATTGTTCTTCCCATACCTGACCAAGAAATTGTTGAGATACCGTCAATTTCGAAGTTAATAGTAGCTTCATTGACGCAAGCATTAGCAACCCTATAAATTGTTGTGGCATCACTTGCAGTGAATACACCATTTGTAGCGCCATCAGTAATTGCCTTGTTAGCACCTAGGATGAAGTAAAGGTCGAAAGTACCTAGTCTTGTTTTATTTGACCCAGTTGTAAGGAAGTCTAGCTCAGTCGCTGTTGTAGCAAAGGTAGTAGAAGCTACTTTACCAGAAGTTGCGGTTACTGCTGTTGTACCTGCTGGAGCAGCGAAGCTTACTGAAGTATTTGTTGTCCCTGTAACTACGAACGTATTTGTACCAGTAACTGCAGGGCTACTGTTTGTGAATGTCACGCCAGAAACTGCGATAGAGTCTCCAAGCTTGAAATAAGTTCCGCCTGTTGGAGCAGCTGTAGTGAATGTAAGTGTAACTACGCCTCCAGATAGTGCGGCACCAGTTCCGAAAGGAATGCCTGCTGCTTGACCCGCTGCTGCTGTGTAGTTAGTTTCTGAGAACATTGAGTGCCATAGAATTTCTTCCGGTGCACGAACTACGGTAGCTAGAGTTGGGCGAGCATAGGTATCGAAGCTCCACTCAGCTGGTGATAGTGAGTCATTGAATGTACGCTGACCACGACGGCTTCTGCCTGTAGCATCTGCCATCTCATTTAGAGTAATCTGACTTGAATTTGTTGATTGACTGAATGAGTAGCCATTTAGAACTGGAATTTCCCATACGTTGTATGTTGAGGTACCTGTAGCCTGAACTGCATATACCTTTGTATCTCTGTTAAAGAAGAGGTTTGAATCACCTACTGCCATTTTAATCTCCTAAAGTACTTCATGCGTACTTTACCTGTAGGGTCATCTCTCCGACTCCAAGTGGTGCGAGAGCTCCCTGATCTGTATCTATATATGTTATAATAATATCTCTTGTGTGACCGCTGTTACCAGAAGAGTCGACGTATGCCAACCTGCCATTTCTGTCTATGATTAATTCGACATCTTCCAGTAACTTTTCAAGAGCCATCGTTGAATCTTCTTCGTTAACATAAGCACGAAGGGTGAGGTCTAGGTATCTATCCTTCATTCCCCCGCCTTGATGTACGATAGACTCCGCTCCAGCGACTAAACATATACAAGGGAATTCTTGGATTTCATCCCAGAATCTCATTTTAGGATATGCTTGTTCGCCTAAATCTGTTGAATAACCATTAGCATAGCTAATAGTTTTGAGTTTGTCCGTAAGAGCCTCTACAATGGAGCTTCTACGTGTTCTATTTGTAACCATTTAGGCTCTCCTTGTGTAGAATCGACCTATTGCCATTTGCTGAACGATTTCTCGTACAGATTTGTCAACCAAGGTTCTTGGATCTCTTGCTGGAGTATTCCATGGCAACGCGCCTTTTGATCTATCAAATACGTCATATGGATCTCTTTGATAATCAAATACAATGCTTGGGTATCCGTCTCTTGTAGTCTCTACGTTAACTATTTTCGTACTGTTTGCAAACCGGCCGGTTCTATATACCAGTCCCGGTGCTCCCATATTATTGGCTACTTGCTCTGGTAGTCTTCTATTAATAATAGCTATTAATGATGCCCAGTTAGTTTTTGGTGCGGCTTTAGGTTTAATATTACCAGTAGAAGATTGTATATATAAGGAGCCTGATATAGTCTCATCACTTTCTGATACAACTGTCTTTCCTGATATTTTTCTATTGGCCGAAGATTTATTCTTAGCATCAGCTAGTGCGATGGAGCGAGTATTTTTTACGGTTGCCCCCGCTTTCTTGCTTGCTTTTGACAGTCTTCCTTCTACTACTTTTTTAATATTTGGAGAAGACTCAAATCCGACCCAATCTATATTATTAAATACTTCAATGGCTGCCTTTTTAAATTCATCTCTTAGCTTGACTTCCTGCTCACTCTGCACATTATTAGATTTTGTACCTTGGTCATATAGACTAACTACTAATTTACCTGATCTTAGAACATGTATATTAGGATTTAGTGCGGTATCGAAGTTAATTTCAGCAAGTATTTCCGTTATCTCCCGCTGTTTTCCAATAGATAGAGCAGGATCGCTAATTAATTTTACAAAATCTTTTTTAGTATCATAAAGTTCGTGCTCAATAACACTAGAACCCTCTACGTGGCCCATATTAAATAGGCCGCCTTTGACATTACCACTTTTATCTTCTATACCATGTATTCTAGAGAATAAGGCTTGTTGCTTTTTACCGTAGGTCTTTTTATCTAGATTATTTTTTATGGCTTCATAAATGGACTGCTTCAACTTTTTAAGAACAGGCAGTCTTACATCGCCTATTCTCTTGAAAACATTCGCATTTTTAGAGCTTTTAAATATGGCTATATACGAATAGTTACTACCTAAAATAGTTACTGATACTGAGGATCTTCCTGATCCGGAAGACTCGAATGCCTTTCTCAAGTTCGTACAATAATCTTGCACGGGTTTGGTAAATATACTTTTTGGGATATTAACAAGTTCCTTGTCTGCACCTGCTTTATTATAGGTACCTACTACTTGATTCCATATCTCATCTACTAGTTTGCTTTCTTGAACAGAATATTTGTGTATTCTTCTATCTACAACTTCAGACCTATATTTAGCTTTTTTCTCTATCCTAGATATAATGCTCTCTAAGTTCTTTTTAGACATTACGGTACATATCTAATACTCTTATGATATGTATTGGCCACTCTGTAGCTAGGCTTGACGCTTTGCTGGTGCTGTTATCAATAGAAGTATTACCGATTGCGCGTTTTTCCTTATACTCTTCCTTAACGTACATATGTACTAAGTCCAAGCAGGCCATTCGCAAATCAAGTGGAACAGCTGCATAGCCGGCTTTATAAGTCACCTTTACAGCGCCGAAGCCTTCAGGCCAGTATGCTGATTTTCCGTGTATGTATATGCAGTCTACATCAGGATCCGCGTAGTATTCTACAGGGTCCATAGTCACATATACTTTATCGTAGTCTTCTCTAGTTTGTACGCTAACTACTTCTTTTAGAGGCCATTCATTTAATTGTAAAGCGGATTGACCTTGTTTTACATTGAATGTCTCAACATATGGAGTAGTGTAGTAGTCTATAATAGAGTGTCCCACGAAAGTTCTTACAAGAACATTTACAGAGTCGATAATATACTGTAGTTCAGTATCCGCATCTGTTTTAGTAATCTTCTTATAAGTTTTGTAATCTTCTAAAGTTACTAATGGTGCTCCCATGGTGTCTCCTAATAAGAAAGGGGGCTGCTGGTAGCAGCAACCCCCTCCCAGTTAATATAGAATTAAGCGTACTTAAGACCGATAACTGACTTAGCGTTTGGAATGATTTCCTTGAAGCCAAGACGCTGAGTTGTTGCAAGAACCTTATGCTGATTTTCAACTAGGTACTGGCTCTCAACTGTTACGCCACGCTGACGTGGAACAACGAAGTTACGTGTGTTAACTGCTAGCGCGTGGAACTTACCAGTTGCTGCTGCTGGGAATTCGTCGCAAACCATTACGGATGAACCGAAGATCTGACCTACTTCACCAGTTAGCTTTGTAGCCTGTGTGTTAACTAGGTTGAAGTCCTGGAATTCAGCATCTTCTAGTAGTTCGAAGTAGCACTGCTGTGAAACGATGTAAGCAACGTCATTTGGACGTAGACCATACTTGCCCATAGCTTTACGTAGTCCTAGTAGAGCAGCTGCTGTTAGAGGAGTTGCTGTACCAGCGGCAGTTACTGAGCGGCTCTGTGTTGAGGCATACTTTAGAAGGCCCTGAGCTGCAGTTACTGAAGGATATGCACCATCAGTGTGTCCACCAAGAAGGATTAGGTTTTCAACACCACGTGCGTGCTGACGGATCATGCCTTCGCGTAGTAGTGGAAGAATTGGGATGATTGCATCTTCTTCTGTTTCGTTACCAAGGTAGCTCTTAGCGATCATCTTGACTGTACGAAGTTCGATTTCTGTTAGTGCTAGACCATCTTCTGAACCGATTGCAACGCCACGTGAATCAAGTGTACCAGCTGGTGCTGTGCCTGGAAGAGCAGCATTACCTGTGATAGTTGCATAGTTTGTGTCTGGCATGATTGGTAGAACCATGCTTGCTGAAGTCATTGCGATTTCACGGAACATAGGTGCTAGGATTAGCTCTAGCTGGATATCGCGTTCGATATTGGTGTTAACTTCGCGCTCGAAGTTATCAGTTGATACCTGAACAGATGACATTGCATTGACTTTTTCTAGAACGTCACGAGCGAAGTCTGTGTTATAGCCTTTACCTGTGATGCGGCCTAGTAGGTATGCGTCGTCTACTTGCTTACCGAATTCTTTCTGCCATGTGTTGTTGCTACCACGGTCAGCGAATACACGCTTGCTGTTAGCAATATTCTGTAGTTCAGCTGACTTTTCAGCTAGTTCTGTGCGTAGACCTTCGAGCTTTGTGTTTAGGTCTGTGTTGTCATCTTTGAAGCGCTTTTCTAATTCTGCGAATAGCTTTTCTTCTGAAGATGCGATAACTTGTGCTACGATCTTTTCGTTAGCGGCTTTTTCGTCAGCAGCCTTCTGTGCAGCAGCTGCGTCAGCGGCAGCCTTTGCTGCCATTGCATCTGCAATGCCTTTCTGAATCTGTGCGTTAATTGTTTCGTCGTCCATTTTAATTTTCCTTGACGCCATTTCAGCGCCCTCTGATGAGCCTCCGGTTTCAGCGAGAGGCTGACCACCTAGAGCATTTTCGAATTGTTTTCTAAAAGTAAGATAGTCGCTCTGACTATCAAATGATTTAGCTACAGAGAATGTAGCGTCTTGGTTGCATGGTACTGATACCACTGATATTTCAAGAAGTTCTGCGTCCTTAACAATTAGTCCGTCATTTTGTTTATCATATTCTGCATCTTTAATCATAAAGCCTACAGAGAAAGTTGATAATACGCCTTCTTTTACAAGATTGTATACATCGCCAGCACTCTTGCTGATAACGCCATTAATCTTTAGTCCCTTACTATCCGTTCCCATAGCTACAACTTTACCGATTGGTTTATCATAGTTATGATTGAATAAAAGAATTGGATTTCTTTGGAAGTTATTTAATCCACCGGACTTAGTCCAGGCACTGGATAAAATTACGTCTGCAGATCTATCGATTGCTGTAGTACTTGCGTACCCTTCAATCTTTAGCTCTCCATCTTGATCGGTGCTCACTGCCTTTAGTGATGTGTCAAATGTGAACATTTTAGTAGCAGGTTTATCTGCACTTAATGGCACCATCATATCATCTAAATTAGGACCACCTCCTAGTGGCTCGTTTATGTGTCCATTCTCTTCAGAATCATCCATATCGTCTAGTTCCTCTTCTTGGCCTGGTTCCCACGTTAAGCAGGTTCTAGTGCTTGTGCAGGTAATATCCCACTTAGTACAATAACCGCTTGGTGCTGAAACATCCGCCCATTTAGGAGTAACTGGAAGATCTGATGCCATAAGAGTAGAAGACTTTAAACAGTCTAGAACTTTTGGTGAGTTATTGTAATACTCACAATTTTGACATTGGCGAACTCTGGCTTCGTCTGTTGAGACCATCCATTTTTCTGCCATAAAAGACCAGTATGCATCGCTTGTGGCCTCTGGGTCCGCTGGACCTAAGTTAGCCTGTTTAATAGCTACCATGTGATTTGCCATGTTTAACTCGGCATCATTGGTAACAACTGGACACTCACCACCATCTATAGATTTTCCCGTAATAGGTTCGATCTTGGTTAGAGTAGAAAACTTATGTCCAACTAAAGTGTCCGTCTCTTTATTATCTCTATAGATTCTAATAAGAGCTGCTGGATCTTCTTTTGAAGCCTCTATGGAAAAGTTACTGTCTGGTATACCTAGAACACCTTCTCTCATTATGTGCTCTATTCTGCCTTTTGCTTTTCCTCCAGAGGAATTCCACTGGACAAAATCCCCAAGTTTTAAATCTTTTGGCTTTGCTTTTTCTTCTATGTCATCTTCTTCGGTAAAGTCTTTTGTATAATCAATACTTTTACCTTCAAGACGATCTAATGTTTCTGATTTTGCTCTAGCCCATGTTTGGCCGGGATCTCCACCCCATAGTGCCCAAGCTACTCGACCATTAGAAGGATAACCAGGCTCTCCGGGACTAAACCCTTCACCTTTCTTATCTACTTCATGTCTACTGAAAAAGCTATGCATTCTGCGTACTGTACTTGGGGATAGTTCTTGCTTATTAACGAGTTGCCTCGCTCTTGCAAGCCCTACCGGAGTACCTCCGTCAAAACCGTCTTTTCTCCAGTCTAGTGCTTTTTGAGCTTCTTTAGCCATGCCATCGGTAGGAGTTAGATCAATTTCTTGTCCACCCACTTTGGCCATTATTAAGCTCCTTTAGTCTTTTGAACTGCTGGCTTAACTTCTGGTGTTTCTTCAACTACAGCCTCTACTGGGGCTTCAGCTACTGGTAGCTCTTCTGTTGAAGGTGCTGGGGCTGATGGAGTAGCAGCTACACTAGCTGTACCAGTGTACTGGGCAGGGTCTCCTACCATGTTTAGTAAACGTGACCATGATCCGATATTTCTCTTTACGAGCTGAAATCGAATTGGAACGTCATCTGCGTTTTTATATTCTTCAGCAGTTAGTACCTTACCTTTAGAGGCAAAATAGGCACCAATCTGCTCTACGATACTTGTTCGTCTAGTCATTAGTTGTTTCCTGTGTTATCTTGAGCTGGTGCGCCACCTTGTGAAGGGTCTGCTGCACTTCCTGCCACATTTTGAGGTATACGTATCTCATCGTGTCCGGCCAGTACATCCCTACCCATTCCAATTCTAGCCTCATTGGCAGTAATAATACCGCCGTTAACTAGTGTTGAATAGAAAGCTGCTTCGTCTCTTAACTCGGGCTGTAGAGCGGGTATTCCAGCTACGTTCTCTAAAATCTCAAATCCAAAGAACATTTGTAACGCAGAGTTCACCTTCTTAATAATAGGAATGATGGTCTCTAAGTAATATAGTCTATGATTTGGTCTAAGATTAGCGTTGTTACCGCTATCAACTAGGACAGGTGGTACGCCTAAAGCCTTTAAAATTACTTTTTCGTTTGAGTCTATTGACCCAGCGAAGTCTAAATCTTTAAAACTGACAGTAGTTAGTGGATCTACCACCATACCGCCATCTAGAATTAATGGACTTCTTCCGCCAGACTGTGGTCTGTAAGAAGTCTTCCAATCTTCTTTCATTCT